GCTTTAATCCTTAACGTTAAGCGTTAATGAATCATATACCAATTGGTAAAGTCGTCAAGACGCGCCAATCGAATGCCCAGCCTGTGCCAGTGGCGAAAGCCGTAGGGCTGACTCCAGGTGATCCGGTGACAAATGGGCATAGCGCATCGTCATGGTGATCGACGAGTGCCCTAGGATTCGCTGCAGGCTGAGAATGTCACCGCCGGCCATCATGTAGTGACTGGCGAAGGTGTGCCGGAGGATATGGGTTAGCTGCCCTGGTGTGTCGAAACCACAACGTTTGTAAGCACTTCGAAACGCAGATCGACACGTCATGAACAGCCGCCCGTTCCCGGGCATCCCGAGCTTCAACGCTATTTCCTCGACCTCCTTCGGGATCGGTACAGACCGAGACTGCCTGTTCTTTGTCCGATGAAAATGCGCCTTGCCACCGAATAGGGCTGCACGGGAGAGGGATTCCGCCTCATCCCAGCGAGCGCCCGTAGCCAAACACAGGAGCGCAACCGGATAGGTGTGATTGTTGGTCGACCGGCGACACTCATCGAGCAGCTGGCGGATCTGTGGAAGCGTTAGGAAGGTCAGCTCGGTTTGGTCGGTCTTAATCTGGCGGATGCTAGCCAGCGGGTTCTTACCCACCCAGGCGCCAAGGCGTATCAGCTCGGAGAACACGGCAGATAGATAGCGCTGTTCGTGATTGACGGTGTGCGGAGAGGCTTCCTTGAGCCTTCTCTGACGATACCGTGCCCATGCCAGGGCATCGAACTCAGAGGCCAGAGGGTCACCTAGCCGTTCAGCAATCGCGAGTGTTCGTGACAGTCGCGTTTTCTCGTCTTTCAGCGAACAGCCGTGCAGCGAATGCCACAGGGTTACCAGGTCAGAAAGGCGATCATCTAGCGGTCGGCCTGTCAGCTTGAAGGTCGCAAAGAACTCGGATTCATAGCGCTGAGCTGCTGCCTTCGTCAGAAATCCTTTCTTGCGAATACGCCGCCCTGCCCGACCATTCTCGTAGAAGTCGGCGGTCCAGGTTTTGCCGTCTTTCCGAGCTGTCATACCGCCCTACCCCACCGAACATGACGCTCCTGGAGCAGGTTCTTGATGTGCTTGTACAGGTCACGCTCCGTCATATCCTTGGACGCGTAGTGATCCCGAATCACCGGCCAGCATTCCCACTCGCGCAACCGGTCAAAAGCTTGCTTAGCGCCCACCCGCTCCCTTGCTAGTAGGCTTACGAAGTTTCCCAGGAACAGCTCCACGTTCTTGCCGCTGAATCCACGGCTGGTCTTGTAATAGCGCTTGTATTCGGTGTCATCGATCAGGGAATCGACTGCCACGTCGACCCGCACGTCATCACGCATCAGCGTCCAAATCGGATCGAAGTACCCAGGGCGTGCAAGCAGCTTGAATTGACCGAGGCCGTACCGCCACAGGCCGTCCAGATGAGCCGAGAAAGCAGCATAGGAATCCGTCTCGATGGCTTTTCCGGTCTTTACGTCGACGGAGCCGCTGGCGAACTGCTGAATAATCGAATGGTGGTAACGCAGCTCGACACGCCAAACGTCCGCGTTCGGGTCGTAGTTATCAGGATCAGCCAGATCGAAGGAATCCCGACGACGCCAGACGCTTTCCCAGAAGTCGAGCTTATCGGTTGCGCGGGCCTGTTCGGTCTTGTTGTAGATGCAGAGCTGAACGCCACCGGCAGAACCGAACATGGACGTTTCCCCACGCCCGTAAACACTCGACTTGGTTGCCCAGTTGATTTCATTGATACCCGAGATGTCGCGGTGAGTCCTGGCGCGACAGTGCAAGCGCGCTACCAGATCCACCGGTGGCGTCCAGCCCTGCAGATCCAGCGCGAGGTGAACGGCACACTGGTTGCGTTCCCGGTGTGTCAGTACCGCTGCGGCGTAATAATCCATGCGCTCTTGCAGACGCTCAGGCGACAGCGAGTCGATGGCATGGGGCGACACTTCGATTTTCAGGTGTGGGCCGATGCTGTCGAGCTTGGCGTTGAAGTTCTTGATGAGCAGGATGAAACCGAGATCAGCGTTTTGCAGCTTGTACTGGTATCCCGAGTCCCGCCCTACTCGACCGGAATGCCAGATCTGCCCAGCGAACTCGACCAAGGCACCCGGTTTCTCGAATAGGACCATGATTTCCGGTCGAATCAGCCCGCGATACAACTGGCGAACTGTATCGACGCCACAGCGGAGCAGGCGAACGGATGACAGATCCACAAACTGGACCGTGCTCGGATCGACGAATAGTCGGCTATGGGCATCTTCCAACCCGGTCAGGATGTCGATGCGTTTGAAGTCCTTATTTGCCATTCCTTTTTCCCCTTTACTCTGGATTACTCTGGTTGCTCACTGGAATTTGTATGACGTGTTACAGGGACGTCAGCGCGCGCAGCACGCCGGCTCGTGCCTCGCCGTGCGTGCCAAGGACGCGCTGACGGTCTTCACCACAGGAATTGCCCCTTCTCATACGGCACGCGGGTAAACCGGGTGCCCTGCGGCTCGCCCTGGACCTGACGAGGCTGTGCCACCGGCTGAGGTGCCGGTAGCTGGTTATTTCGGTTCTGGTCCTGCATCGAGCCTCGGTCGGGCTTCGTCGGATCGAAGTAGCCGTTCTGAACCACCGTCATGCAGAACTCGAAAGACACCTGCAGCAAGGTGCCCTGCTGCGTATTGCAGCGGCAGCCGGTCAGGCCATCATCGGTGTCACCAATGCTCATGCGTCGTCGGTTACGGCTGATTAACTCTCGGTCGTTGGTGGCGATACAGATGGGCTTGGGGAAGGATTGCGGGGTGTTGAGCTGGTCATAGATCGGCGCTGAGCCGGGCACATCTTGAATCCGAGGCACACGCGAGCCGAGATACTGTTCGAGCGTTTGAGGCTGTTCCTGACCTTGCCCGCCGATGGGGTTGATGAACGAGCCAACGACGCTTTTCGCCTGATCGACCACGCTTTCTGACTCAACCTGCGCGCCGACCTGGTCACCGGCTTGAGGCTCCGCTGTACCTTTCTCAAAGCGAACATAAACGCGATACGCAAGCACACTCGCAATGACGATCACCGCCGCGGCCAACAGGAACTTGGTGGGCACCTTGGTCTGAAAGTGGTGCTTGGCGTTGCTGCTGGTGTAGGCGGCGAAGTACTTCTTATCGAGCCGTAGCGACTTCTTGTCGGCATCCTTGAAGCTGGATTTCACCTCGACCTTTTCCACCACCACTTCCGACTCGAAGCGCAGCAGCTGGGAGGATTTGAAGACGCGCCAGTAGTGGATATGCGAGTTGCACAGGCGGCGAAGGTGAACATCAAGGTAGCGCGGGTCCTGGGTGACCAGATGCACCTCATGCCCTTGGTGACGCATCGTCTCGAAGCGGGTGATGTGCTCCGATGGCCGCGCCCTGGGATCGCGTGAGCCAAACCAGCCTTGGGCCTCATCGACCACGATGATCGCGTCGGCCGGTAGCTCGAACCACTTTTCGGGATCTTCAAACACGAACCAGCTGGCTTTCAGCTGTTCGGGTTTGAGGCCGTTGATGTTGTGGTAATAGACGACGCGGCCTTGGGCGTGGGCGCTCTGGTCGACTTCGCGGATGGTGTTAAGGGTCTTGCCGTGCCCCGGCTTACCCGTGCGGATAATGAGCATGGGATCAGGCCGTGAAGGTGGTGACGTTGCCGAGCTTGGTACGACGATCGGCAAGCTTGTCGATGCCGGTCAGAACTAGGCGGGTAGTGATGGCAGCGATATACATGTTCATCGCTACATCGATCTTCGCGAGCCCGAGGATCAGCTGGATTGATTGAGCAGCGTTACCCATGTTGGCGAGTATGTAATCCTTCGCCTCCCCGATGACGAAGTTGATGCCGAGGTAGCTGACCATGCCGATGCCAAGGACACGCAGCACCATCATCACCAGCGGCTTGACGATCATTACGGCGAGTACGGCAAGGTAGTAAAAATGCATCAGGCACCTCCAAAGGCGCGGCCCACATACACGGCGCACCACATTGCGGTGAACGCCACGATCAGCCAGGACATGTCCGTAGCCGCTTGGCACAGGGGTTCGTACTTGATTTGAATAGTGCGGCCACCGCTTGAACGAAGGTTCATGCTCTCGGGTGACGGGCACCCGGCAGGCAGAAAGCGACCGGCGCTGTTGATGAAGCTAGGCGCGTTGACCTCGGCTTCTTTCAGTTCGAATTGCTCGCCCTGGAACAGCCCTTCGATATCGCTCTTCTTCTTGTCGAAGTCGGCCTGTTCTTCGGCGTGGCAACGCAGCTCTTTTTGTTGCTTGAGAATGGCGCACTGGACGGCATCGCCTTCGCAGGTAAGCGCAGCGGTGCAGGCTTCACCGCCCACCGATGAAGTGGGTTCTTCTTCCTCGGGGTCGCCTTCATCACCGGTGCCGTTGCCATCACCGTCGCCGCTTCCATCACCGTCGCCCGAACCATCGCCATCACCACTGCCGTCACCGGAACCATCACCCGAGCCATCCCCGGAACCACCACCGCCCGAGCCACCACCACCGGAGCCATCGCCGGGAGCTGTCGGGTCGGTTGGATCTGTGGGATCGGTCGGGTCAGTGGGGGCAGTCGGATCGGTAGGGTCAGGCGGCAATGAGCAAAACGTGCCGTTCCAGACGTAGCCGGTCGGGCAGTTGTTGTCGGGATCTGGCGGCGGTGTGTCGTCGGGGTCCTGCGTATCGCCTTGAGTCGGGTTGCCGGGCGCCTGATAAGGCGACTCGCCGCCCGTGCATTGAAGGCCTGCGCTTTTATAGGTGTAAACACCAAACACACCGGCAGGCGAACCGCTTTTGTAGACGTAGACGTTCGAGGGGGCGGTAAAGGAAAAGGCGTAAGCGCAGGAGTTAGCGCAGATTGAGCCAGGTGGATCGATAGTCGGCTGACCGACCGCCGACTTCATTAGATGTTCGTGTGTTGTTGATTGACCGTTGGTTGATTCGCATGGGTTCGGCGGGTCGGGCAACGGATCGCAAAGACTCGTGGCGGGATTGTTAACGGTGCCGACCGGGCAGGTATCGCCATAGCGAGTGATTGTAGTGCTGCTATGATGAGAGCCATTACTGCGCTTATAAATGCAGCGGTATTGATTGACATAATAGTAATCAATCGAAGCCAAGAGGATCTCGCCGCTTTCCCAAAGCGGTTTATACGTAGCGCTCCACCCTTCTGGTATGCCATTGCAGGCAGCTGATGGGGTAGCGTATTGCGGTGCATACCAATAGTAGGTAGTAGCTGCTTTAACGCCCTGAGACCCGAATAAAAGAAACATTAAGAGCAAGAGAAACGCAATCACGCGCCATGTTTTAACGACTGAATTACCCATCCCTACACCCGCCCAAAAAACACGAGATAGAACGCCAGGGTGGTCAGGATCAGGACGTACAGTTGGTAACTCATTGGCGTTCCCTCGGAAGTGAAAACCCCGCCGGAGCGGGGTTTGTTTGCTTCGGCACTTGCGGTGCGCAACCCCGGCTTACAGGGCGCGGCGCATGTACTTGAACGCCATGGCGGCGATGATCACGGCGAAGACGGCCCAGCCGATGGTGCCGACATCGGTGCCAGCCTCATCCAGTGCGCCGGTGGCCTCGACGGGAACAGCCGCGTAGACGGTGCCAGCCAGGGTGGTGAGCGCGGCAGCAGCGCCAACGCCGATTTTCTTAATGAAGTGCTTGTTCAGTTGCATGGGTGATACCTCACTGTTTCAGGACTTTTTTGAGGACCAGAAAACCGAACACGGTGGCAAAGAGCACGATGGCCTCAGCCTGGAGTTCGGAGACCTGTTCCCAGGACAGTGCAGCGCCGTAGAGGCTCTGCATCTCCTCGACCGTGAGGGCAACCAGCGACCCGGAGCAGACGGGCGTACCGTCAGCGCCTTGCAGCCAGTCACCGTCACAGGCAAGGAAATTCATGCACCGGCCTCAAGGAGGTCGGCGGCTTGTTCGAGGGGTTCGCAGTCGGGGCAGACGGCGAAATGGGGCGGCAAACGCAGATCGGGCAGCAGATCGCTTTGCGGTGCAGGCAGGCTCATGAGCTTGCCCATGTCGTTGCCGCAGCAGTCGCAGATAACGCGGTCACCCATCAGCATGGTCCGCCCCTCCCCTTAGTTGGCTTTGGCTGGTTCCGGCTGAGTGCCGGTCGCAGGTTTGCCGGGTTGTTGGGTCGGCTGCTGAGTGGGCTTACTGGCCTGGGTGGCGTTGGTCTTGGCGGACTCCAGATGGAGGCAGAGATTGTTGCCCTTCTGTTTGCCAGCACGGGCGATCTCGAAATGGATACGCACGGTTTCCAGCGGCTCGAAGTTGGCGCCGGAGGAAAACACCTCATCGGCCACTTCCAGGGGAACGTCCATGCTGACGATGGACAGGCCGTTTTCGGTTTGGCCGTCCGGCTCATCGCCGTAGAAGACCTTAACGATCTTTACTTCTGTGCCGTTCTGGCTGAATGCGAGCTTCTGAGTGCCAAGAAATGCAACTTCCATAGTTGAACGTGCCATGTTGTGTTACCTCAGTTAGTTACGCTAAGTGCGTGGGTTTGCCTTTTTGCGGGCCGAGAGAGCCCAGTCCGAGCAACTGTTAAAGTTTGCCTCTCGCCAGGGTTTACGCGGCTTACAACGGGTTTGTGGTACTAGTTATACACGCTTGGAAAGCGTTTTTATTGCTGATCGAGAAATGTTATTAGTTGCTGCAAGTTCGTGGATTACTATGTAATTAACTGGCTTCTGAACTTCGCTACTATTAATTAATACTATTAACACCAAGGGCTTTGCCCTTGTCATCCCACTCTTGCCGCCGAGGGCTCGGGAGCGCGGGGCGGAGAAGCTGCCCCACACTCACGAGCGAAGGCTTTTCTGTTCGTGCAGGGTCAAGGGTGCGCTCCGCCCGTGCTTCCGTTTTTCCGAACGGTGAAGCGTGTTCGGACAAGCCGGGAGCGCGGCCCTGGACCTGTTCGGCCTCGGTGTTGGTTGTATTGGCGGGAACGCTGTCGGGCCTGGCTTCGTCCCGGTGCTCGCTGATCTTCATCGCCAACCAGGGGAAGCCGAAGATCACCACCGCGAGCAATGCGATAGGCAGATAGACGCGCCAGAAGAAGTCAGCGTGTTGTTCCTGATTAGCCACGGCTCAGGCCTCCAGCTCGAACGGTTCGTGGATCGGCACGTAGGGCGTGGGTTTGCCCGTGTCGAGCACAACGCTCCAGTACTTCGGCGGTCGGTCGGGTGGCGTGTGTTTCGCGCAGGTAGAGGCCGGTATCACCGCCCATTCCGAAGCGAGGACTGTCCAGACACCAGCGATCTTGCCCATCCTTATTGTGCGAATCGGCTGCACAGATGCGGGGCGGCATTGGGCGCAGGGTGTGGACCGGGAGCGAGCGGGTTTCGCCACTTCGCGACCGGACCAGCAGACAGAGCAGTCGCAGTCCGGTGCGTGCAGAGGCTTGCGGCCATACGTCATAAGTCATGCCCTCGCCGTTGGGAGCCGTAACGATGGTCATCATCGGGCGTACCACCCTTCGCGGATGATCTGGAAGCGCTCACGGGCGCGTTCCTGGGCAAGCAGTGAGTCCAGCGGATCGTCAGCGACGATCTCGGAAACCACAGCATCTATATGGCGATGGCATTCGGTGCGCGACTTGCCTTGCGCCAAAACATTCCATTTCACGAGCTGGCTCGGGCCATGCAGCGAGGCGATGCGCAGGGTGCAGGGGCGGTTACTCATCGGCGTAATCCCCCTGGCAGAACACCGACTTGCCCCGCTCGATGTCGCGGCGGATGCGGTGCAGGTTGATGACGCGACGGCGACCGATCTTCACGGTCGGCAGGGTGTAGGTTTCGACCCAGCCGCGCACCACGTCTTCGGTGATCTGCTCGACGCCCATCATTTCGGCCAGCACGAGCTGCGTGCAGAACGGCGCTTCTCGGAAGCTGACGATCCGTTCGGCTTGGCCTTCGATTGTTAACCCCGCTACACCAGACTGTTCCATAGTATTTGCCCTATAATCATCCAACCGACAACTAAGTAATACTTACTAAGATGAGGCCATTATGCCTCAGCCTTTACTGAGTACAAGCTACTAAGTAGATCTTTTTAGAATGATAAAAGAGCGGCTTATAAGCCTTTTTGACAGCAGGCGAACGAGTGTCTGGTTCGAGAAAGAAACCGGTATCGATCGTTATCGGTGGGGAAACATTCGCAACGGCAAGGCACGCCTCTCCGATGCGGAAATCGAAGCAGTGGTGAAGGTATTTCCTCAATATGCGCTGTGGCTTGTAACCGGGGAAACCGCGCCTGAGTGCGGCCAGACAAGCCCTGAATACGATGAGACCAACCGAAACTTGACCAATCCAAACGCGGGATAGCGATCACACAGGAAGCAGCTAGACGCTGGTATGCCCGAAGGATTGGAAAAGGGAACAGAAACTGACGCAACGCGTTTCAGGCTTTACCAATAGATGATTGACTTGTAGCGCAGATCAAAAGAAGGGATGCATGATGGTAGATTTCAAGAAGCGTCTAAAAAATAAAGTGATTGAACGTAAAACTCACCCGGTGGAGATTTACGATTCCTTAGATAGAAGAAGCGAAGCAGGTCCGCTTAGGTTTTCTCAAACGGAAATCCTAAACGAGTGGAACGATGCTCGCCGCGGTTCAAAAGACATAATCGTTAAGCTCCACACAGGAGAAGGCAAAACGCTAATCGGCCTTCTCATGCTTCAATCAAAGCTAAACGAAACGGGTGAGCCAGCTCTATATGTATGTCCAAACATATATCTAGCAAAGCAGGTGAAGTTAGAAGCGAAGAAATTCGGCATTCCATTTTGTGACATTGACAGTGATGGTGAGATTCCAGATGAATTTCAGACAGGGAAGAGCATCTTAATATGTCATGTGCAAAAATTATTCAACGGAAAGACTAAGTTTGGACTTAACAATCGAGCAATCCAAACAGGTTCAGTAGTGCTCGATGATTCACATGCTTGCATTGACTCGATTCGAAATTCCTTGACTATAAGAGTCAAAAAAGATCATGCAGTATATGAACGGCTAGTCAATCTTTTTGAAGCTGACTTGAGAGATCAAGGAGAGGGTAGCTTCCTTGAGATAGTTGAGGGCAAGCATAACACCATGCTACCGATACCATATTGGAGCTGGTCTGATAGAAAAGATGAAGTGCTAGAGTTACTCTTGGAATACAAGGATGATCAGGCAATCACATTCACATGGGAGTTGATTAAAGACAAATTAGATAATTGCCAAGCATTCATCTCTGGCTCTTACTTAGAAATATCTCCGATATTGCCACCTATAAACGCGTTTGGATCATTCTCTCAGGCAGGGCAGCGCATTTTGATGTCCGCTACGACTCAGGACGACTCGTTCGCCATTAAGGGACTTGGTTTTGATATTGATGCAATCAAGAACCCTCTAACCAATAAGACGCTAAAATGGTCAGGGGAGAAAATGATTATTCTCCCTTCACTAATTGACGCAGGATTAGATCGAGACAGCATAGTAGGATGGCTGGCACAGGCGAGAAATACTTCTTTTGGAATTGTTTTTCTGACTCCCGACTTTAACAAGAAAACAGCATATGAACGACTCGGTGTAAACTTCGCCGTGTCGTCAACAATATTTAACTGCATACAAGATTTGAAGTCAGGAAAATTCGAAACGCCAGTCGCATTCGCGAACAGATATGATGGTGTTGACCTGCCAGATGATTCTTGCCGAATCTTAGTGCTTGACTCGAAACCCTATTTTGATTCACTGCTTGATAGATATGAAGAAGATTGCCGCACAAATAGCGATATCATAAATATAAAAATTGCACAAAAAGTAGAACAAGGCCTGGGGCGTAGCGTCAGAGGCGAAAAAGATTATAGCGTCATCCTGATTGCAGGCGGTGACTTAACAAAATTTGTAAAATCCAAAGCGACCAATCGCTATTTTTCTGCGCAAACGAAAAAACAGATTGACATAGGGTTGCAGATCGCTGACTTTTCTAAAGAAGAACTTACTAACAATCCTAATGCATATGATGTCTTGGAGAATCTCATAGCGCAGTCCCTTAACAGGGATGAGGGTTGGAAAGAATTCTACAATGAAGAAATGGACGAAATAGAGGAGATCGGGCAAAGGTCTTCACTATATGAAGCACTACAAATGGAGTATCAAGCTGAATCAGCCTTTGCTATCGGGCGTGGCGATAAAGCATGCGATATAATGCAAAGGTTATGCGACAAGTTTAATGATTCACCATCGGAAAAAGCTTGGTATACCCAGCAATTAGCGCGCTATCAATATCAGCATAGCAAAATAGAATCGAATCGCACCCAAAGTGCAGCCTTCTCCTCAAACACTCAGCTTCTAAAGCCTAGAGCGGGCGCCGTTTATAAGAAAATTAACTATATTAACGAAAGTCGGCTATCCAGGCTTAAAGGATGGCTTTCTCAGTTCAAAAACTTTGAAGAAGTACAGCTCGCAGTCACCAGCATGGTCGACAATCTAGCATTTGGCGTTTCATCAGAAAAGTTCGAGCGAGCTTTCAAAGAGCTTGGTGATGCGCTTGGCTTCGTTACTCAACGGCCAGACAAGGACATAAAGAAAGGCCCTGATGGTCTTTGGTGCATAAACAATAACCGCTACCTATTAATCGAGTGCAAAAACGAAGTCGATGAAAAGCGGGTCGAAATCTCTAAATATGAAGCAGGACAGATGAACAGTCACTGCGGATGGTTCGAGGAAAACTACGGTGATGCGGCCTGTACAAGGATACTCGTAATCCCCAGTAACGATCTCTCGTATCATGCCAATTTCACTCATGATGTTAAAATCATGCGAAATAACTCTTTAAGACGTCTACGGGAGGCTTACAAAGCATTTATTTCTGAGCTGAAGGCTTACGAGATTAGTAATATCAGTGATGCAAAGCTGCAGGAGCTGATTTCTTATCACGGACTATCAGAACAGCATCTGGAGAGTAATTACTGCGAAGACTATAAGCGGGCGAGAAAATAATCGCTGAGGCCAACAAGGGTGACTACTATGGACGCGCCACATGGAAAAGAGCGCAGCGACAAGGGAATTGCTTCCTTCAAAGGCTCGATTCATGGGCTTTTCTGGTCTTGTGGGGCGCTACACAAGTGATTCATAATGCTGGGGTCCGGGGTTCAAGTCCCTGCGTAGCCACCAAAT